TGTACATATTTTTAAGATCAGCAACTGGTTCAAAGATTGTTTGAACTGCATTCGGATTGACGATAAACATCGAATCGGATGTAAGTGGTTGCCAAGTAGCAAGAGAAACCTGAGAGGTGTTTGGAGATTCCTCATTCTCTTCCATAAGTGTCATCGTCGGTTGCAGGATAACACGATATGGACTGTTGAAAATGTATTGACGGGTCTTATCTTCGGGATCAATCATTTCTTTGATGTCAGCGATGATCTGATCACCGCCAATCACAGCGACTCTAACGGACATAGTACAGTTTTTACCTCTTGGTATTATAGCACAGTATTTAGATCAGGGAATCGTTGTCAGGATCGTTCAAAATAGCGAGAAGGGATTCAAGGTTATCAATCTGTTCCTGAATAATCACCAGCGTTTTTGCCAGTTGATATCTCTTCCTATGCAATTCAGTTCTCTCTTCTTTTAGAGTATTGATATCACCGACAAGTGGAGTAATTTGCGATCTAAGAGTTGTAATTTCTGAATTTAAATTTGTTATAGCATTCTTGCATGCCGTACAGTTGGCATTATCAGTGGCAGTTGGGGTAATTGCAGTGACACCATCAACGCTTGTTCCGTAACCAGGACCGAGTAAGTTGTAATAAGTGCCAATTGAAGACCCACCATTGTTGGTGTAGACATTCATAGACCCAATTCCAATGGTAGATGATGACAGTGTGCTGTAACTTACATTACCTTCTGGATCATCCCCAGTATACCCAACTGTATTCAGATTCCAAGTCTTGACTTGTGCTAAATCTTGACTAACTCCAGTTGTTGATGTGGTTCCACACCCAGCAACATACTGTGCAGTGTTAGCAATGCTAATAATTTGTGCCTGTTTATCATGAATTTGACCAACAATAGAGAGAAGTTTGTTGTCAAACCCTCTAGTGGATGGATCAAAGTCAGCAATGTCTTCATTATTAGGGATTTGAAGTGCCTTAGTAGTTTCGATTATGACTTCTCTTTCTTCCTTTTTTTCATCTAACTCCCCAACAACTCTTCTCGTTTCTTTAGTTGCCATTGCCTGTCTCTAAAAAATAAAAAAGGGGGATACCTCCCCCCGATATTTAGAACCAGTCCTTACGCTTATGCGCCTCTGGGACAATCTTCCCAAGAGTCACTGTCAAGAGACCGTCCTCAAAGATCACATCCCTAACTTCCGTCTCATCAGAGAGCGTCCAGACCCTCGTAAAGGATCTCTGCGCCAATCCTTTATGGGAGAAGATGGTATCGGTCTCTTTGTCCTCCTTCTGCCCCTCTACGAAGAGTTTACCAGCCTCCGTATAGACAGACACCTCCGCCTTCTTAAATCCTGCTAAGGCGACTTCCAGCTTACATTCAGTATTGCTGATGTTGTAGAGGTTATATGGGGGATAATTAGAAGTAGTTTCGTGTAGTTTGAAGATACGATCGAAATAATCATCCATGCCAATGCTATTGCGTGTGATCTTATCCATCAAAGTAGAAAGATCCGACGCATTATACCGTGCAAGGTTTGCCATTATGGTAGCTCCTTTAAAAGCGAGTTTGTGTTGTGTGGACCCTTTCGGCATCCAATACTAATTATAATAGTTTGCATTAAAAAGGGGGTGTGGACCCCCGTATCTTTTTATTCGGTTTTTGCCCTCTCTGCTGAGAGGAGATGTTGACGCTCCTGATCAGCAACAATGTGACAGTGAGCTCCCCGACGCTTGGTTTGTCTGGCAACTTCTGCGCTGGCATAAGATGCAGCACTGATCATGTTCTGATAAGTTCCTGGTTTCATTTCAACCATACCTTTCTGATAAAGGCAGTCTAGGGTGTCAACTGCTTTGATCAACTGATTGAGACGAGATGCAGTGACAGTCACTTTTTGTGCTTTTGTGGAAGCCATAACGAATTTTGTTTATGCGAGTATTATAGCAAATAAAAAAGGGGGCGTCAAGCCCCCATAAAGTAGCGTATATTCCGTATGTATAGAGTCGCGCACGAAATGGCGACGAATTATTTATACGGTTTCTTCTCCTTCTACCTTGGTTTTGCGACCAATGTTATATTTTGTTTCAAGCACCCAGTTGTTCTTATCCTTATAGGAAAGAACTTTAATTTGATTGAGGGGAGCAATGTCCTGAATCTTCTCAGCATCAACAACAGTGATCAGTCCCCAATCGGCAAGCAGTTGGGAGATTCTATTACGACGCTGAACATCGTTGACGGTCAGATTCGCCTTCTTACCATCAAGAGCAAACAACTCTTTAAAGTGAACGATGTAATATCTGCCCTGCTTATGCAAAATATGGCAGGATTGGTAGAGTTTCTTTTCCTTTCTGGATGCTACACCAATTCTTGTTAGGGTTTCTCTTACCTTCAGGAAATCATCAGGTTCACTCAAAGAAACTTCAATCATCTTATCGGGCGACCAAGCAACGGTCGGTTCAACAACGACGCTCATTTCAATAAATCAAAAATCTTTGTATTATTTATCAAAACTTTTCTTGACTTGATCTAAAGACTCTTTAAGAATTTCTCTTGCTTTACCGTAACCCATCTTAGTCATCCATTTTTTGTCCCAAAACTCATCTAGTTTGCAACTCTTACCAGTAAAATCTTCATATATTCCCAAGAATAAAGAGAACAAATGCCACTGACTTGTTGGCAAATACGAAGGGGAAAGGCAAACAAAAATTGCATCATATTGATAATCTCCATGATCATATTCTTCAGCAAACATTGTTTCCCACTCACATGGAGTGCCGAGATTTTTGCATAGGAACTGATTATATGGTGTACGGGTATCATCATTATGAGTGCCGTCATCGTTACGAATCCAAATCATACTCTTCAATTTGCCCTGAGAGTGTAGATATGATCCCCAACTACCTTCATCTACTTTTCCATGCGCTTTCGCCATGATATATTCAGTTAGATATCCACCCAGATGCAGTTGTTCATCATCTCCATGTTGCTGTCCAACATAACACCCAGCTAAGAAATCATCATGGTGATCGATGTTAACGATCTCAATATTATCTTTATCATGAAGATATGAAAGAATATAATCATGATCCATTCCAAACCAAACATGTGCGTTTGGATTGGAGGAAAGTGCTTTAGTAAATGTTTCTATGAGATAATCTAAGCATTGATCATTAATTATGTTCTCTCTGGTATTTAAATGAGGATACCTGAGAAAATATTCATACCATTTAGTGTATGGATGCCACTCAGAAAACATTTCATTGTCTTCATTTGGCCAATGATCTACTGTAGGAAACGCATAATCAATGTCAATACTTAGAACTTTCATTTTTTAATACCGCCTGTATCCATCTTGCCATGGATATATTTAATTTGCTCTGGCGAGAGAATCTTAAGTGCTTGTTGTGCCTTTTCGTTACTGTACCCGTAGTATTTTTTTACTACTTCAAGGTCAGCAATCTTCTCTTGCTTCAACCAGGGAGAGAATCTCTTCTTCTTTCTCAGACTATGTAGTAGAAACTGATACTGCATATCTTTGCTGAGATGTGTGTTCTTGTTCATCTCATTGGCAAACAAAATTGCATCAAGGTGCCCAGACATACAACGATTGACGATGTATGCAGGATACTTTTTGCATGCCTCAGGATCTTCACTGAGATCCTGTTTGTTCATGTTGATAGAGTTCAGCCAGTCCTTCAGTTCCATAGCAGGTAGTTACCAATAACGAGATAATCAATGTCCATTTTCTTGAATGAGGCAATGGCGTCCTCTGGAGTTTCAACGATTGGTTCACCGCTGATATTGAATGAAGTGTTCATTAGAACGGGAACCTCAAGTTTGCGAAGCAACTGGCACAATCTAGGGTTTAGTTCATCGTTTACTGTTTGAATACGACAGGTATTGTCCCTGTGAGAAATAGCGGGGAGTTTCTTGGTGATAGATGTCTGAGAGTACAACATATAAGGAGTAATCATACCCTCGTCGAAATATTCATCAACATACTCCTCCAACATTATACCAGCAAACGGACGCCAATACTCCCTCTTCTTAACTCTATCATTCATAGTATTTTTGTTCTCTGCTTTTTTAGGACTCATCAGCAGAGATCTGGATCCTAATGCTCTAGGACCATGCTCAGAGCGACCTTGGAACCATCCAACGATCTTATCTTGATCTAACTCATGAGCAACAACCTCACATAGCTCACCAAAATCTTCGTAGTACTCACAATTAGTCTCTTCAGGAACAAAATCATCATAAGATTTACCGAGCAGAGCAATGTTTGTTGGCATCTCGATAGTCTGGTTCATCTTATATGAACCCCATGCAGCAGCTCCAAAATGAATTCCAGAGTCGTTAGTGTATGGAGGGATGTGTAGGTTTCTAAACAGAGGTTTGAGCAAGGTGTTCGTAGTAATATTCAAGAAGCATCCACCAGCGAAGCAGTGATCTTCATCAAGATATCCTTCGTCCTGTGCTTTTCTGACGAAATAAACTAATGCTCTCTCAAACCAATACTGAACATAGAATGCTTTATCTTCTGGAGACCCCTTTAGATAGTTCCATATAAGTTCATAGTCATAGAAATGAACTTCTGGTAATCCAAACTCCCAGCGATCAATATCAAATATTGACTTAGGAAACTCGGAAGAAAAACAAACAGGAGATTCTTGTCCTAGATCATTACCATAAGCAGAGAGACCCATGATCTTACCCTCTTTAGGAGTAACATCAAAGTTCTGGGCAAACTGAACATTTTTAAATACATCCTCGGGAAGATCAGATTCCCGACGCATCAATTCTCTATGCTTTTCATCATAGATGTACTTTGACATATTGCAGTAATACTCTCCAAAGGAGTTCATACCAAGATCCCCAGTTCCCCTGAAGAACCTGAACATCCTTTTCTTCTTATCAAAATACCCAATGCTATTATTTTCACCACCGCGAAGCATTCCACTAGCAAAATCCCACAGTCCACTACCAAGACCATCGATAGTTAAGAAACTACCACTGTTGAATGGAGCAGTAAAGACTGCAGATGCTGCATGGCAGAGATGATGGGACAGCATCCACACCTCAGCATTGGGAAAAGATTCCCTGAGCATTCTCTTAGCAGTATGGTCTGTCAGTTGATCGTTACTTATTTCTGGAAAGGATGGAACATAACAAACAATATCAATATCTTCTGGTGCATATTCACCCAACACATACTCAATAGATTTGCGTGGGTAATTACCCTCATCCTTAATACGAGTCAGTCTCTCTTCGTTGATGGATCTTACATGCTTACCATTGACGAAGAGAGTTGCTCCAGCATCATGAATGTATGTATTGGGTTTATTAAAATTATTCGCGTCCCAATCTAGGGCACCATATACACCAATTACTTTCATGTCAATAATTTACCAGAACTAATTCTTTACGCTCTTGTTGTTCCCGCATATACTGTCCAACTGAACGCATCGTGTAGGTGAGATCAAACTCAGATGCTTTCCAGTTAGTGAACCGATCTTTAACGAGTTGACTAGAGTTATAACTTACAAGAGTATCTAGTTTACATTCGTCACAGTCTTTTGCAAACTTATCGTGATCAAATCCTTTGTGCATCGATCCTTTACGACCATAAAGATTATCCTTGATGTCGTATGGAGGATCAAGATAAACAAAAATATTCTGGTCAACTTTACCAAAGGACAATTCTGGAGAATCGTCTAACAGATAGTCATAAGAGTAGTTTGTAATGGTCCAGTTCTTGATCAGTTCTGAGTAGAGGGGCAGTTTATCGATTCCCCTGAAGGAGAAGTTAGAGTCACTTGCTTGCTTGGAAAAGGAGCTGGATTCAGTAAGACCCGAGAAAGAACACTTGTTAGCAATATAAAAGGAAATAGCACGATGGAAATTTTCACTGTCTTCCAAAGGTCTTGCAAGATACTCTTTGGCGTCAAGGAATAGCGATCTTGCGCTTTCATGATCAATATGACGATGCTTAAGTTGATTTAATTCGTTACGCATCTCTACACCAAACATCTGGAGTTGCTGCCAGAAGTTCACCAGAGGTTCATAGAGATCGTTTACCCACACGGAGGTGTTAGGATACCTCTTTGTCCATTCCAGGGCGAAGGAACCGCCGCCAAGGAACGGTTCCCTGAACTCATCATACTCCTTGTCAGGTATGTACGAGAAAAGTTTCTGGACAGCACGAGACTTGCCGCCAGGATAACGAAGAGGAGTTTTCAAAGATTTCATTCAAAGAAGTCCATTATTGTTTGCTGACTCGGTGGGAAAAAGAAGTCTTGGTTTTCTTGGATAATTCTAACATCATACTTGGCAGAACGCAATGCCTTTGCATAATCAATCTCTGCGACCTTTCGGCGGGTGAAGGATCTATCGAATGCAGCACTCTTTGCTTGTAGAAAATGTCCGTTCTTATCTAAAGGAACTTGATCTGAGTCAAGTTTAAAGATCAGCTCTCTGAGTGGTGTCCACAAAACATGATAGAAAACATCAATGTCATTAGGACCATAAAACTTTCTTCCAGTATTCACATCTGGTTTCTTTGCACCAGCAGACTGGAATCTAAAATCAAAAGTTGGACGACGAATTTCAAATCCCTTTCTTTTACTCACATTAACATCAAGTTTCATCTTGAAGACTACTTTCTTGACCTGTGCTCTTTTAATAATTCCGTTGTCCTCTACCCAGAAATCATTTCCTTGATCAATTGCAGGTTCTGCAAAGTTGATTTTATTCCTGAGTAAGTAACTAGCGATAATACTCTCTGCACTTTTTCCTGAAAAGATTGTGTCAGAGTTTTTCCTGTCCATTCCTGTGACAAGTTCTTCCTCCAAAAGAGGAGGCATCAGTTGAGGGATAGTTCTAGACATCTCAATTTCCCTCAATGAACCGCTTCATTGCATTAGCAAGTTCAAAAATTTCTTCTTCTGTTGGGTAGGTTGGATACTCTCCAGCATCCGCTCCTTGTTCTGTTAACCTATCCCAACGACTTTCTGCCGCGTGATATCTATTTACTAAACGATTCTCTGCATTCTGGAAAAGATCCCAGCGCAATTCATATGGGTTAGCCATAACACTCTCCTATTCTGTGTGTGTCTGTTGGTCCACTGTATGTGAACTCGTGGTTATTTATAAGGTTTTATTTGAAGTTACATTCAACCATGATTTCAGTCAACGCCGCGAGGAGGTTGATCTCTTGGTCCGCAACAAATGCGATCTGATACTGATACTTAGCAATAATGAGCACGGCAGCAGCAATAGAAGGGCCTTCAAGGGTGCTGTAAAGAGCATCGTAAACACGCCGAAGAAGTACACCAGGATCATTATCCAGGTTAGAAACGACCCACTTACGGACAGCCTGAAAGTCTTTGTTCTTAAGTTTTTGAATGAGATCATTTACTTTTACATCTCCAAAGGAAGCGAGAATAGCAGAGTCAATCTTACCCCCGACCGAGTAACGCTGGCACTCGTTGAGCACACGACGCCAATCGGGGAAGTGCTTATTGACAAGTTCTACCAAGACCTTGTTATCATATTCAACACCTTCTGCACCCAGGATTTCTTGGAGACGCTTGAAGAAGGATGCTGCGATTGCAGGTTTTTGAGTTCCGTTGATAGAGAACTCAACAACTGCACAACGGGAGTGGAGGGGTTCAATGAGTTTGTTTTTGTAGTTGCAGGTGAAGATGAACCTACAGTTGCCATAAAACGCCTCAATATTAGCCCGTAGGAGGAGCTGTACATCGTGGGTCGTGTTATCAGCCTCGTCGATAATGATGACCTTGTGTGGTGCATCTGAAGAAAGTGAGACGGTCGAAGCAAAGTTCTTTGCTTGATTCCGTACAGTATCGAGAAATCTCCCTTCATCGGATCCATTGATAATAATGTAGTCACAGTTGAGTTGCTCACACAAAGCACGAGCAATAGTAGTCTTACCACAACCAGCAGGACCTGCAAGAAGCAGGTTAGGAATCTCTCCCTGTGCTAGGAAATCATTGAATGTTTTCTTAGTTGCTTCAGGGAGGATGCAATCATCGATAGTTTTGGGGCGATACTTTTCGACCCAGAGAAAATCACTACGCATTATCAAGAACCTCAATGTGAGACAAAAACTGAGATGGTGTGTTCCACCACATCATCTGGGTATCTTCCCAGTTATCAAAAATTACAAAGTCACCATGCATATCCACCAACTTATAACGATGACGGATGTATGGATCTTTAGAAGTCTCAGTAAAATACCGAGAGTCTTTCTTATCAATCAGTTTCATATCAAATTGAATGAAATAATTACACGCTCCTCTTCGCTGTCATGCGGTGGAGCCATGTGCATTAGATTCGATGGAAAGATTACCATGTCACCTTCACTACATGGAAATGAAGAACACTGGTGCGTTCCTGTCTCATCATTGAATGGTGAGAAGAAGAGAGTGCTTGGATGTTCTGCATTCATTTTAGCATACAAAACACACGAGTACCCCATACATCCATGGTCATGTGGAGTGTGGTAGTCTCTTGCACTATACTTCTGGCACCACATGTTTGCAATGCCATTGAACTTATACTCAGCAATTTTATGAAATTCTGAGAGGTATGGTTCTACAACTTTAATGATAGCATCTTGATACTCTGGAGTTTTAAACTCAAAGTAGTCAGTATACTTAATATGCTTTTCTGCATTATTTGTTTCGGGGATCATACCCAAGATACGATCCCGCGATTCTATCCACTCACTCACATTAAAGTGGAAGACTGAGACTGTGAATAAGTCAACCTTCGTAAGTTGAGTCGGGTTCGAGTGCGATGTAGTAGTCAAGATTGTAACTGTGGTTGGTGAACTTAGAGAGAAGTTTCTTAGAGATCACAACATCATAAGATCCAGGAATGACTTTGATATTCTCAATCTTAAAGTTGAACTCAAATGTCTTGTCGGTCTTACCAACAGTCAGAGCAAACTCATTGGAGTTATCGTTCTTCTTGTCACGAACAACCAGAGTGATCTCTTCACCATTGCCAATGGCAGCAAGGTCGGGAAGTTGATAAACAGAAGATGCCTTCAGCAGTTTCTGCAGTTGCGCACTCTCCAGTTGGAAGCACACATCTTGACTCGGAAGAGTGATGGGTTTGTCTGGAGGAGTGATGATGACCTCAGGATCAGCAAAGGCAAACTTGACCTTGGTGGTCTTGCCCTCACGAATGATCATATAAGAGTCATGCTTCAGATCAATGTCAGGATCATTCATCAGACCGACACCATTCAGGAACTGAGGCAGGTCATAGATGCCAAAATCCTTTTCAAAGTTCTCGTCGATGTCTGCTTCTGCGAGGATGTTCTTCATCACCGAGATGGTACGAAGTTTAGACCCTTTCTTCACCAGAATAGACTGGTTAATAGAAGAAAAGTTTTCGAGAAGGTCAATAGTTTTTTCAGAAAGTTTCATATCCACGCTCAGTAGTCTCCTTGTCTAGTCCAGCGAAGTGATAAAGAAGAACAGCATAGTGAATGATCTTCTTGATGTCCATTTTAGCAGATCCCTTCTTATCGTAACGGGATGCATACTTAAGAATATTGCTACGGCAGAAAGCAGCAGCATCACCAACGGATTCAATCAGATCAAGAGTCTGAGTTCCGTTGTCAGAGTTGTAGTGAGCACGATATGTGTCACTAATATAGTCCTTCACAATTTGAAGGATCTCATCTTCATTGTATTTGTACACAGATTTATTTGTTGTTAAAACGATATGATCGGGGGAACTAGTTGCTGGCAATGGAGTCCAATCGTAACCACCATTTTCCGATACCCATTCTTTTCCAGTTTCCGATACCCATTTTTTTTCAGTCACAGTATAACTGTACTGTTCGTCTTCAGGACCGTACATTTCGTCGTATAAAAAAGACCATGCTGTCATTGTAACACCTCTCTAGTGAAATTGCAAGTCAAAAACATTGAAACTCATTGTAATTCGAGTTACATCACTTGTAAAGGGATAGACACAATGCTTTAGATCTGCGGGGAAGATATACATCTGTCCCGTCTTTGGGGTAATTTTGTACGATCCGTTCGACATAAAACTCTTAGGACCATAAACAAATTCCAACATTCCAGGAGAAGGGCAATTTGTTTTGTCTTCCCAGAAGACATGTTCTTTTTCTATTTCTTCTGGAATGTCAATGAATATTACTGTACTGAGAATCCCATCATGAACATGTATTGGATTAAACTCATGCTTCTTTTGGTAGTTAATCCAAGGACCATTTCCAAGATCATATGAAATTGAATCGGGCGGTTCTCTGTCACCATATCTTTTGAAGTTACTATCAACATATTCTTTTATGTGAGGATAGATGTAATCGACAAAAGTATTTGGTTGTAGTACAGCAGTTCTTTGACTTACTATATTTCCTGCCAGATCGGATATGTGACTTGCATCTACAGAATTCTCAGCAGCTTCTTTAAGGAAGGAAAGAAACTCCTCAGATATATCTGAGACATAGAGAGAAGGACCAAAAGGATTAATCAGCATAGCAGAATAAGAAATCTTTTACTAAACTTTCTGCCTTGTCCTTACCAAATTTATTTTCTAGGTATCCACTGACAGGATCAAGTTTTGTCATGTATCTATCAAAATCAGAGTAAGAAGATACTTGGTATCCACTAGGACATGCAGATTCTAGCATCTCCTTGTAGATTGTAAGATACTTTTTAAAGGTATCAAGGTGATCATTGACCTCACTCATGGTACATTTAGCAACATAAATGTGATCAGAGAAATGATTTCCAGGTTCAAAGAAACGAAAATTGCCTTCTGACTTGGGAAGATCTGGATGAGTGAAGAGGTAATTTTCTACTGGGTGTTGGAAATCAAATACAAGAACGACTTTCTTTTCAAAGAAACCCATTAGGTCCATCCCAAAGCAAGGGAGGTTAGATCCCGTCTTAGGATAGATGATCGTGTTGTAGATACAGGACTTCTCATCCCAGATCTCAACTTCTCTAGACTTAATAATGTATCTGTTGCTGTAGATTTTGGCAGAGAGGGAGGTTCCTTTCTCCTCCCAATCTGCCCAATCACAGATATTTTCTAGATCAGGAAAGGTCTCCCACAGAACTTTCTTGTACTCCTTCCACAGGTTTTGCGAAATCGACATCTGCATCAACTTTATCGTAAAGGTCAAGGAAAGCACTCTTGGTCTCATCGTCAAAACGATTCAAGCAAACTTCAATTGCTTTTTGCTTATCGTTCCAGATAGAGAATGCCCGAACAATGTGAACGAGACGACGAGTAGAAATAACCTCGTCAACTCCACCATCGTAAAAGGTCTTACGGATGATGTCTGCCCAATCACAGAGACGCTTACAGAAGTCAGCATCGCTGCAGAGACCAGAGAGAATCTTCTCTTCGGTCTTAGCGGTGGGATACTCCTGCTCAAAGGTCACAGGGAAACGCTCAAGAAATGCTTCGTTCAGCACATTGGTGCCAATGAAACGACCGTCATCAGAACCCTTGCCCTTGGTATTGGCAGTGGCGACGACATTGAAACCAGCAGCAGGGGTTACTTGCTTACCGATTTTCTTGAGGAAGACACCCTTGCCTTCCAGAATAGATTGCAAACACAGGATCTTGTTAGATGCCAGGTCAATCTCGTCTAGAAGCAGCACAGCTCCGCGTGAAAGAGCCTCCACGACGGGTCCATTATGCCAGACAGTTTCGCCATTAACAAGACGGAACCCACCAATAAGATCATCCTCGTCAGTCTCAATAGTGATGTTTACACGAATGAGCTCCCTATTTAGTTGAGCACATGCCTGTTCTACACTAAAGGTTTTACCGTTACCAGAGAGACCAGTAATAAAGGCAGGATAGAAAATACCAGCAGAAATAATTTTCTTGATGTCGCTAAAATTACCAAACTTGACGAAGGTATCATCTTTTTGAGGTACGAGATTTTGTTCTACAGCAGGCAAAGCAGCAGGAGCATTGTAGTTCTGTTCAAGTTTTTCTTGAACAGTCAGATCCCAAACACCACGCTTGACTTTGTACTGCTCCAGTTTCTTGGTAGCAGTAGGATAAGAGATGCCTTGAGCAGCACAATACCCACGAACATCGGCAGCAGTGATGTGGTCTCCGAAGGAATCACGGAGAGAATTGACGAGATGATCAGAAGTCAAGCGAGGCATTGGATTTCCTTTGGTATGTATACATTATAGCGTGGGGGTGGTGGTTCACCGACCCCCTGTGGACAGTTTGTCAGGCGACCAACGCAATGAACTCGTTCAACACCCGCTTGTTCATTTTCTTGTTTGCCAGAGACTTTCTAAAAGCACTCTTAATTTGAGACTTAGATGCGTCTTCCTTGACTTCAAAGTCAACGCTATTAGAAAGAACCGAATTACCAAGAACAATATAAGAATCGTAACCGTAGTTCTTGATCGTAAAGGTCTTTTCTTTCCTCCATTGAGTACGAGCTTTATCTTGATCAGAGAACTCTGGAAGGTAAGAATAGATCATAGAGTTGTAACTGCATCCTGGTCCAATGATACGGTATCCGATGAAATTGACTTCAGGAAAAGTATCTTTAAGATCATCAAGAAGTGCTTTAGTGAAAACATGATAGACCATCGACAGACGAATCATTGAACCAGTCTTACGATTACGCAAGAAAGTTTGATCAGTGCAACGACGATTACGGATTTGTGCTTCTCCTTCCCAGTTACGCTGTAGCATTACAGTGCGCGAAAGTGGAGATGCTTCACCATCAGTCAAGATAACACAGTTGACTTTTTCGAGACCATGCTTCTTTTGGAAGTTTGGAATAATATGATGGAGAGTGAGCAATGCCTCATTCAAAGGAGTGCCAGAGAGATACATCTGGGGAGGACAAATGCCAGAGTAATCAGTAAAAGAACTTGCGATGTTCCAGATGTTGATCATCTGTTTCTCAGCAACACTGTTACTCACATTACTAGTGAGGATATTCATCATAGAGAAACTGTCGCTGATGTACAGTTTGTCTTCCTCAGTAGGAATGGTGGGGAGTTCCTTTGCTTTATAATTCCACTCATTAGTGAAAGCAAAGACATCATAGGGAATACCAACCTTCCTGCAGAACCAGATCAGATTGTACAGTTGCTTGAGTGTGGGAATCATGACATCTGCCATCGATCCAGACCAGTCAAGAACAAAGACCAGACCATGATTCTTACCGTCAGGAATAACGGTTACTTTTTTGAACAGATCTTCATTGTACTTATAGGTGTGAAGTTTGGTGCAGTCAAGGACACCAGTGCGAGAAGTAGTAGCACGAGCATATGCTGCAGCAGACTTCTTACACTCAAATTCTTTTACGAGATAGTTGACCTCTTTTGCAGACTCTTTTTTGAACTTGATGTAATTGTCATAATGAATCCCTGCACACCGCTCAAGGTAGTCATGCCCACGCTCTCTCCATTGATCCATTTGGTCATCAATATATTCATGAATGTCTGCCGTGGGAATGATGATATGATCCATGTCCATCTTAGGGACGGAAACATAAGAGAGGAAACTTTCACTGGTATCAGCGAGTTCACGCAACTTTTCTGCTAAGGAGTCAACGGTCTTAGTCTCGTTCTCATTGACTGCAGTATTGTTTTCTTCTGGTTGGTTTCCATCTTCTTCAGACTCAGACTCTTCCGACTTGTCTTCAGACTCGCCAGTGTCCTCAGAATCGCCAGGAGGAGACTTCTGCTGTTGAGGCATTGGTTGCTCACCCTGTTCGCCCTCAGAACCGCTTGTAGACGATTGTGGAGTGTTGACAGCCTCAGGTTGTTTCTCAGTAAACTGATCAACATACTCACTGATCATACAAGCTGCTTCCAAAGCATCATCAAAAGATTCTGCCTTTGCGATTGCATTGATGATCTGCATTTCCCTGTCATTTTTGACAGGGACTTTGACATAACTGCCGATCTTGAACCAGAGATTCACACGATCAGCGAAAGAAAACTTATTGAGATCTTCACCTTCCAGTTCAAAGAAGTCTTGATCTTGGAGATTAGAGTACCCACGATAGAAAGTCTTGGACAAACCAGCATAACGACGCTTGATCAACTTCTCAATACGAGCATCCTCAGTGATGTTCACAAAGTTGTGAGGAACATTCTTCCACTTCTCCTCTTTGTCCCAAGGACGAGGGTCGGTATACAATGCATGCCCAACTTCATGTGCTACCAAAAGATCGTATACATCTACAGAAGAGATGTTCCAGACAGGGAGAGTCAGGACACGGCGAACCACATCGAACTGAGCGGTCTCCACATTGCGGTGCTCGATGATCAGGTTCTCGGTGGCGAGCAGTTTGGCAAGTTTTCCTTTGACTTCGTGCAGCATGGTCCCCTCTCGTATGGACCTATTATAAAGCAAAAGGGGGTCCGAAGACCCCCCAGTGGACAGTTTGAAAAGTGTCTATTAATCAGCCACCACCAGCATATCTCCTTACATTGGGAGGAACAACTAATTTAGAAGTTCCGCCCTTTGAAGGGGGAAGATCTCTTCCCATATGTTGAGGATCCCCACCTCTTCTAGCATAATCTGAAGCACTTGGCCTGATAGGAGCACCGCCAGGAGATGCTGGTCCTTTTTTATCTGCAGCACTTGCAGGTTTAGGTTTAGAAGTTCCGCCCTTTGAAGAGGGAAGATCTCTTCCCATATGCTGCGGATCCCCACCTCTTCTAACATACTCTCCAGCTGGGATTTGTTCAACAATGCTCTGTCTCCACCCTTCGCTCATGTTAGCCATGATAGCGAGTGCTGCCTTCTCACTGTCAGCATACCCTTCGCTCATCAAATGTCCTTTGACGAGTTCGAACATATCAACATCTTGCTTGAGTTGACCATATCCAGTCTTCTTATCAGGAACCCCTACACCTTTGGGAGCATTTGCTCTTCTAGATTGAACTTCATATCTATCCCTATCTGCCTTATTAGGGCTCTTGCTGGGATGTTGACCACCCGAATACTCCTCAGCACCTTCAGCGTAAACATTTTTATACGCTTGCTCTAGAAGACTAAAATCTTTAGGTTCCATTTTAACAAAGACTTTTTAGTTATTTATGTTTTTATCGAATCATACATGCAACAGTAACTCTCCAGAATGGAGTGTCTACCTTGATGGGCAGAGCATCGTGTAGTTCATTTGATCTGAATAGAACAAAATCTCCAGGTTCAAAAGTGTATGTACGATCTTCGATCTGCAGTTCTCCACCCCAGGAAGGATCCCACTGAGGTGACAAGAATCCAACAATACTCCAAGTAAATTTGCCCTTGGCATCACCGTCAGTATGGAAAAGAGAGATGTTACCTTTTCTTTGTGCATTGAATCCTACTGCACCAAGACCACCGACAGGAAGAACAAATCCATACTCTTCCTCAATCTGGTCTCTAATCCTGCTCATTACAGATACAAAATATCCAGCAAGGAAGGGACTATGGATACCATTAGCATCCATAGCCATCGCTCTAGGATAGTGCGTAAGGGGATCATCACTACCAGCATAGGCACCACCGATCTTCCAGATCGATTCTCCCATTAGGTGACCATACAACTGGTCGATGTCACCTTTACTTAAAACATTTTTCGCAATGTACATTATCCATTAACCGAAGATTTTTCAGACATGTAAGAGAATCCACCTTTCTTGGAGAATTCAATTACATTGTTAAATTTATCTAGCATATCTCCTTTGTGAGATATGACAAAAGTATTTGCGTCTTGAATGACATACCTGATAATTTTGGTAAACTCGTCTGTACCAACAGTATCAAGAGAACTG